AGTACTACTGCCCCCACCACCAGCAAAAGTACTAATAAAGCTAAAATTTTTCTTAGATTCTGATTCATATACATCCTTCAACTTATATGGTTGGTACTCCTCTACTTCTATAATCTTTTCTTCTAGTCGTTCTGATTCATCTTCCAATTCAACACCTTCTATTTTTAATCTCATCTTTTCTCCGTTATTATGGCTAATTATAACATATATTAATAGCAGTTGTCAAGGCTAATTTCAAAAAAAAACTGGGATAGCTGGAATCGAACCAGCAACATTTTGGTTAACAGCCAAACGCTCTACCAATTGAGCTATATCCCATTAAAAGTGGAGATGAGCGGAATTGAACCGCTGACCTATGCCTTGCAAAGGCATCGCTCTCCCAACTGAGCTACACCCCCATATAAAATCGGGGTAGCAGGATTTGAACCTACGACCTCCTGCTCCCAAAGCAGGCGTACTGCCGGACTGTACTATACCCCGTTAAAATTCAATTAACCAACCTCTATCGTAACTCCAATAACAAAATCCAAATTCTCCTACTATCAATAAATGTGTTATACACAACATAAACAACATAATCATCATACTAAAAAAAGTAAGTTTAATAGTTTCTAGCACTGAAGCATATGTTAAAATGACAGGAGGAACTTTCTTTGCTAATCGCAAAAATTTATCTAGCATGTTTTCTCAATCCACACTCTAAATGTGTATTAAAATCTATCAAATAATCGTAGTCTACTTCAAAAGTAGATTCTCCACAAATATTACAAATCCATTTCTTTTTAAGTTCATCCAACTCATACCATTCATCAGCTTCTTTTTGAAAACGATTATACATTTCTTCTGGTACTATTCTACTAAAAACTTTCATTTTTTGTTCTTTCATAATATTACCACCATCTACTATACCTTCTCTGATCAGAATATAATATAGCAGAAGGATATTTTACTTCACCGTCCATTTTATAATCTTCTCTTGACATAGGATCAAAATCTTCTACCAAATTTATCACATTATCCGGATAATTAGGAGTTACTGTTGATTTTAATTTCTTATCATATCCACCAACAGTTTTATATTCATCAACATCAGAATCCCAAATTTCTCTTGCAGGCACATGTGTTGTTGCCAATTCTAATCGACATGGTTGTATATTCAAACCCTCTACCCAATAATATACACGACCAAAAGACATAGATTGAATAAATTTTTCCCAATCTTTAATTCTCTTTCTCTTATCCTTTTCTGGTGGATTCAAAAATAACCAAATAAGAGCCACTTCTAAATCTTTATATCTAGCATAACGTCTTTTAATAATATCTATATCTATATTTGATTTTTGAATTTCCACAACAACTGGGACATTACTATAACGAGAATTAAAGATTATGTCAGGTCTAACTCCCGCTTTTTTAAAATAAAGTTCCATCTCACATATATCAACCTGCGAATGTTCCCTTAATGCATCATATATTTCAATTTTTGCATTTAAATGCTCAATAGATTCTCCACCAGACCACTCACATGAAGTATTCTTTTTATGTGCAAAATGATGTGTTTTTTTTGTTCCCTTTTTTATAACAACATCTTCTTCACAATATGGACATGTATAATCAGGTCCTCTTATACTAGTTCTAGCATCAACTCGTATACCTTTTTCTTCATTAATAGCAAATATCATAATTACACCATCCTACTAAAATTATTCACCTTCTCAAATTTTATAGTTCTATCAAATTTATCTACTAAAATATCACCTTTATGTGATATAACAAATACATTTACACTATCATCTAATGTGGTCAATATCTTCATAAATTCTTCAGTTCCATTATCATCTAATGAACTGTCAAATATCTCATCTAATATTAATAGATTGGTATTGGCACTATTCTTCATCTTAGAAATTGCTCTCCAAGTAAATAACAGTGCCAAATCAATTCGCATTTTTTCTCCTTCACTGAATGATTCATAACTAAACTCATCACGATAATTACTCTTTATCACTTCATCAAAATTCTCATCCAAAGTAAAATTGAAAAAACAATCAAAATCTTGTAAGTATTTATTAATCTTATTATTCATCACTGGAAGATATTGTTTAATAATACTAGTTTTAATGCCAGTATCTTTTAATAAATCATAAGCTATTCCATTATAATGTCTTTTTTCTATCAATTCCTCCCTAGTAGAAGTTAGCATATTACTTTCACTAACTATATTTTTCATACGTTGATCATCACCAGAAGCCTTTTCTTTTATTTTAGTTAATTCTAATATTTCAGATTCAATAACATCCATTGAATTTTTATGCCATTTTGTATTATGAACAAGATCAGTTATCTCCCCATCAATTAAAACTACACTATCAGATAAAGAATTGCGCTTAGACAACAATTTTGCCTTCTCGTCCAAAAATTCTAATAATTCCTTTTTTCCTTCTCCTGATTCAATAGTAGCAGCTTCTAATTCATCAACAACACATTTTTTATGGTCAATGGATATATCCTGTTTACAAACATGGCATGAATCATTATCAGTATAAAATTCAATTTTATCTGTTAGTCTTTTTATTTTAGAGTCTACTTGTGATAAATATGTTTTCAATTTTTGCATTTCATCATCAACAGAATCATATCTTTTTATGTTTTCAGTAAGACTATCACGCTTAGATTCCAGATTTTTTAATTTACCCTCATTTAGTTCAATCATATTAAGGCTTGACATGATAGATATTTTCAATTTTTCAATTTTCTCATCTGTAGCATCTCTATTGCGTTTAATATAACTTTTCAATAATTCCCGTTTTTCCTCATTAAATTTAATAGAATTACTATTAACCGAGATAGATTGTTTAACATCAGCAATCTGAAATTTTAAAATTTCATTCATCCTAGAAAATATTTGTATATCTAATAAATCTTCTATCACATCCCTTCTTTGTGCAGGAGTTAATTGCATAAACGGTTGAAATGTACTACTACCCAATATTATAATTTGAGTAAAAGATTTAAAATTTACTTGTAATATTTTTTTCTCTAATATACTTTGATAATCTCTCAATTTTCCATCTTGATCCATTAAACTTCCATTAACATATATTTCTAATATATGAGGATTTAAACCTCTCACAACTTTATACTCATTAGTTCCTATTTCAAATTCTATTTCTGTTAAACAATCAGAATCATTTATACTATTAACTAATTGAGGTTTATTAATTTTTCTATAAGGTTTTCCAAATAAAGAAAATGTCAAAGCATCAAGAAATGTGGATTTACCTGCTCCATTCTCACCAACAATTAATGATGATTGTGAATCTGTTAAATCCAACTCACTCCAATTATTTCCAGTGGATAAGAAATTCTTCCATCTTAATTTTTTAAAAACTATCATTCAACTGACAATGCCTCACCATATAAATCCGAAAAAAGAGAATTCAATATCTTTTTATCGCAGTCAAGTTCTAAATCATTTACATAATTTTCAAGAACTGTTAGTGTATCTTCTGTTTCATCAATACTATCATCTATTAATGTATAATCAGCCATATCTTCAATTATTTTCAAATCAGCAGGATTAGATTTATAAACATTATCCATATATTTTTGAAACACAACAGGATTATTCTTTTCTTCTACAATTACTTTTAAATAAGAATCCTCATACTCAGCGAAATCAGCTTCTTTTGTATTTTCCTGATAATATAATTTGTGAAACATAGCATATGGATTTTTTATAAATTCCACTTCCCTGGTTTCTAAATCTAAAATATGAAATCCCTTTTGATCATCATAATCATTCCAGTTCATTTGATATGGAGATCCTAAATAATGAATTTTATCATCATTACTTTTTGTGTGAAAATGTCCACTAAAAACCATATCAAATTTTGAAAAATCTTTTCTATCATATCCATGGTCACATATTCTACCTTTAAACATAGGATAACCATTAATATTTAAATGACCAAAAGCTAACTGTGCTTTAGTATCCTTTATATGTTTAAATGTTTCTTTAGCATTATCTGCACATATCCACGGAATAAAACAAACTTCATATCCTCCTTCACCATCCCAAATTCCTCCTCGATCATACAATTTTATAGTAGTAGACATATCATAAACATCTACAAAAGGAGTATATCTATCTATTAACTGTCCAATTGAATTAATTTGATTAGTATTTTTATAATAAGCATCATGATTACCAACTATAATATGTGTATGAATTACATTTTCTATTAAAGGATCTAAAAAATTAGTTCTCATTTCATTTAAAGTCACATAGTTTATAGTTCTTCTCTTATCAACCAAATCACCTAAATGTATGACATGCTTAATTTCCTTTTCAAAAATAGTTGGAAAAAACACATCATTATAAAACTTATTAAAATATTTCTGAAATATTCTATTATCATTTCTTGCTCCAAAATGAGTATCTGTTATAAGTGCCACTTTCATATTTTATTATACTCCGCCTTTTTCATTGCAATAAAATTTTGCATTTCTCTTACATGTTGTATATACTCATCCTCAAAACCCCACAACAATTGATCTATAAAAACGTTTAACGTGGCTAAATCTTTAGCAGCACCTAACTTTTCTTTAAAAGTATAATTGGCATCTGATATTACTTTTGCCTTTTCTAAAACATCTTCAGGAATACTGTCTTTATGATGAAAAATAAACCCATGATCCTTCATAGTTAATCTCCAACAAAAAATTTTTCTAAATTAGCCTTCTTCTTTCTATTCTTAACTCTCTTTTCTTCTAACTTTCTTTCATAATCCTCAACTGAAAATCCTGTTTCATACTTAGTCACAACATAATCCTGATCGTTAGCATCAATATTTGATAATTCAGAAATATTAGTTTTTTGTTGAGTTAATTTATGCTTAATATATGCTTGTTTCTTTTCCTTCTCAATTCTACGCAAAAAAGCATAATAAATTATTTGAGTGAAATATGAAAAGGGATTTTTAGATTTCTCAGGATTAAAATTTTTACAATATGAAATACAATTTTCAATTCCATCACTGATCATTTCATCCTTATAACTATAATTTATGAAATTAGATTTGGTAGCCAAACCATTTGCTATTTTAATAAAACATTCTCCAATAAAATCCGGGATTGGAGGAATATGATCTTCCACATAGCTATTTTGATAGTCAACTATAGCTTCCAAAAATTTAGAATTATCAATATAATTATTTTTTGCCATATTTTCTCCTATTTGATCTATATTATAACATATCAACCATCAACTTGTCAAGTAAAAAATAGCCTTGACAGGGGCTATCCTAATATGATATAATAGAATGTCCAACGCTGGAGGAGTTAGAGTATAACTTTCTCCATATCATAATCAAAATCTTCTTCATTATAAATCTTAACTCGTTCAATAAAATGTTTTAAGGTGTATGATTTTGTACTAACTTGTGTAAAATCATCAGCAAGATCAAAGACTTTAACTTTGTCTTTAGTTTCTGATCTCCGTAATCCTCTACCAATAGATTGTAAATTTCTGATTCTAGATTTAGTTGGTGAGGATAATACAACATTATTAATATTTTTAATGTTAATTCCAGTCGAAAAAGTACCATAAGACGCAATAATTATTTTATTAGTGGACTTTTCAGTTCTGGCTCTTATTCTTTCTCTTTTCTGAGCATCAACACCTCCATGTACAAAATAAGTTCTTTTAGGATCTAACATATCAAGAAGAACTTGACCATGATTTTCAACATATTGATATAAGATTAAAGTATTCCCTTCTAAAGAAGTAACCAAATTTATAATATAATTATTTCTCTTTTCTGAGGAAATTATGGCTGTTATCTCATCTTGATATTTTTCAATTTTCACAAAATCTGTATGTACCAATACTTTAACATTAATTTCCATTTCTGCTAAAACTTTATCATTAATTAAATCTTTCGTACTTATGACCTGATGCACAGAACCAAATAATCCCTCTAATACCAATTTGTGTGTTTTTGTTCCATCTAAAGTACCTGTAGTACCAATACGATACCTACAATTAGTCATAGCAGTCATCATATCTGTCATAGATTTGGCTTTAAAACCATGTGCCTCATCACCAATACAAACTATAAATTGCTTAAAAAAACTTTTAGGATTATCATAAATCGATTGCCATGTGGAAATGATTACAGACTTTCTAGTCTTCTTCTCTTTGCCATAATATAATCTATGACAATGTTTTCCTACTTTCCATGAAGTCTGATATGCATAATCTTTAAAATCCTTATACATTTGTTCCACTAGAGATGTAGTGGGAACAACAATAAGAATCTTATTGTTCCTATCTTCAAAAATAGAAGATAATAGATAATATCTAATTAAAGCATAAATAATTAAAGATTTTCCAGAAGCTGTAGGTGATAATAATAATATTCTTCTATTTCTAACACATTCAACAAATGCATCAAATTGATAATCCCGCATTGATATTTTTTTATCTCTAACATGAAGATTTAATAGTTCAATAAATTCATATAACTTATTACTATCAATATCTCTAGCAACAAATTCATCGGGTATTTCTATATCATAACCCGACTTCAAACAAAAAGTTTCTAATTGGGACAATAATCCAGCATATAATTTATGTGTGTGAAGATGAAATAATCTTATTTTACCATCCCACATTTTGTTTCTGTAGGCAGGCATAAATTTATATCCAGGAACAAAATAAGTAAAATAATCATTCAATTCCCTAGCAATTGATGCATCACAATCAACAACTACATGAACTTCATCTTTTTTAATAATTTTTATCTCACACGATTCCATGTTTAAAATTTCTGTCTGCAATTGCATTTTTTATATTCCAGCCACTCTGTTCAAGTGCTTTCAATACATAATTGCAACTTTCACATAAATCCTCATAAAGTTCTACCTTTCCATGCAATTCTTGAAGATCAGTATCTGTCTCAAGATATATATCGACATCAGTTTTTCTTATTTTTAAATCAAATGGTTCTTTATCATATACATCTTTAGGTTGTAAACCTAAATAATAATCACGTTTCCATTTTTTTAAATTGGAATATTTATTTTTAAAGTGTAATAAATTACCTCGAAATCTGGATCTCTCTTTGATATATTTTCCTACTAAATATGGAGTGTTAATAGAAAATAAATCCAATTGATCGGCATCAATTGTTAAATCATTTTCCATCATTTCTAAAAAATCATCACGGGTCATAACCTCACCATTTCAAAAAGTCTATATGCAAATACTACATCACACATAATTGTATCTGCATCGGTCATACTAGAATCGAATTGTATTGCTCCTAAAGAAGTAGGAAAACAACCTTGAAATTTGAATTCTATTTTTGGATTTTTATTATTATCTAATACTGTTAATTGTCCATCAGAGAAAACTTCAGAAGGATCACTTCTATTTATGGTCATTTGATCAAAACTACTAGGATAACCCATAGCCATCAACCAATTATAAATTTCCTCATAATTTTTCATATCTTCATCTACCAAGAAAGCTATACTTAAAGTATCAAATGTAAGACTATCTCCTGGAACACTAAAATCCACAAATGGTGATGCTTGTTGTGCTTCACCTATTTGTATACCAGGTATAGAACATGATTGACAAAAATATGTAATATTAGGAAATTTATCAATTTCAAATTTAAATGATAGTGAAGTTAATAAATTTAAATTTTCAGACATGTGTTCCCTCCCTTCTTATTATTTATAAGCAATAAAAAAGGCATCCCGAAGGATGCCTTAAAGAGGATTATAATGAATATTTGTTATTCAGTTGGAGTAGCTTCAGTAACTTTAAGCAAGTTATTAACTTGTACTTTACGATAATAGATATTCTTATCAGCAGTTAAACCACCACCAATTTGACCTGTATTACCCATATCAGCATTTGCAAACGGATTAGCAACCATACCATAACGAGTCTTAAACCCGATTTTTGGTTGGAATGTCTGCTCACCCATAGCCTTGACCATCTGAAGTGGGACGTATGGACAATAGAACATACCAGCATCATAAGGGCTAGAACCTTTATATCCCATTGTGAAGTAATTTACATCACCAGAAGCTGAGAAATAAGGATCGATATAAACTTTATACTTACCACTCAATGTACCAGCAAATGTATTACCAGCAACATCAGAACTTAAATTATTGCTAATCATCGGATTATTATCCAAAACACCAGCCATTGAAAGGGCAGAAGCAACATCAGCAGAACAGATAATCATATTACCACGTCCACGACGAGTATCAACTGCAATAGCATTAGCTTCACGTTCTAGTTGGAAGAACAAACCTTTAAACTTTTCAACTGACCAACGACCATCAGCATCAGATGTAAGATCGAAGATTCCATTATTTCCAGATGGAGCTCCAATTTGGGCACAAGAATTAATTGTACGAATAATTTCACGGTTAATTTCAGCTAAAATCTCAGTAGATAGAATGTTACTGAGTTCAGTTTCAGCATCCAAACCATGAACAGCTTTCAAATCTTGTGCTAATTCAGTTGTATATTCGGCTTTTAGGGCACGACTTTGAGCAATAACACTGGTTTTTTCCAGTGAGAAACCCATTTCACGGAAATGTCCGCTATCACCACCAAGACCTTCAGCAGTAGCTGTGTCCATACCTTCACCAGTTGTATAAGTACCAAATGGATCTGTACCGGCATGTGCTGGAGCATTTTCAGGCTTATCAGAAGCAGATGTACCACTATAAGCGGTATCTGGTTCGTTACCATGAAAAGCTTCATTTGTTGTAAAAGTGGATGCGGTAGTAGGATCACTATCTCCATCCTCTAATGCACCAGGACCTTGATAACGTGATTTCATTGCAAAGATTAGTCCTGTCGGACCAGTCATTGGTTGAACACCACAAAGATCATAAGCCATCAAATTAGGCATAGCACGACGTACTAGACTAATCATAATCGGATCATAACCAGCTACAGGAGCTGGAGCACTACCACTAAAACCAGGAACAGTAGGTGTACTGCCGGTATTCATAGTAATAGGTTCTTCTGAAATAAAACCATTAGCGGCTGCACGTTCATCAGCAGCAGCAATTTCTTGATTTTCAAGCAAGATAGATGTGACGGCTCTTTTATATTGATCAGTAATTTCCGGCAAAGCAGGATGATCAAGTATTGGACGCCACTTTTCTTGTAATTGTTCTGAAAGATACATATTCTTCTCCTTTATATATATTTAATTTGTAAATCTTTAGTTAATTACTCAAAGTTCGGTCAAGAACCGCCGCATAAGCAGCCATCGAACCTTCAGCTAATTGTTCCATAGGTTCATTATCTTCAGAATGAGCGGCAGTAGGACCAAAATAGCTCTCTTTTAAAGTTTGCATTTTTTCTACTAATTCACCATTCACTTCTACGCTTTGTGCGAGTTCTTTGAATTTCTTTGTTTCTTCTAGACTCAAATCTTGTGAAAGTTTATCGATAACAGTTTCTTTTGAAAATGTATCCATTCCATCACTCAATTTGATATTTTCATTAACAGCTTCATTAAGTTTATCTTCTAACATTTCAACTTTTTCTTGTAAAGCATCCACCAAATCAACTTTTGATTCTGGTACGTCGATGTAATGAGCATCAAAGAGACCTTTAAGGCCAACAATGAAGTCTTCCGCTAATTCTGTACGCAATTGTTGTTCAACAGCAACTTGGTTATCTTCCATCCATTGCTCTGTCACATAATTGAGATACTTATCAACGTTAGCAGTCATTTCTTCAGCTAGTTGTTCTTCAACAGTTTCTACATGTTCTTCAACTTGTTCATCAATTTCCTGAAGTTGGACTTGAATTTCTTGACCAACAGCGGCTTTAAAGATTGTAGCAGCACGGTCAATGAAATCTTGTGAAAATTCTTCACCTTCAAACATAGCTTCCATGTGACCATCGACATTTAAAGTTTCAGGATCAAAGTCTTGTCTGAGTTGAGCTAGTCCTCTGCTACCAGCTTGTTTAAGTCTTCCAAAAAGACCTTTCTTTCCATCTTTGGTGTCACGGAATGACGATTTGGCAGATTGTGTAGCTTTAGTAGCTTTAGA